TTACCTGTGCGTCGGTAAACCGCTTGCGTTCCATCGTGTTAAGGTCGTATCCCCTAGTCGTAAGAGACGCATTGATTGTTGGGGACACAACGGCCGCAGAGTTATCCACGTTTAGAGTGTCATTGGAGCTTTCGGATGCTTCAATTTGATGCACCCCGCCATTGGATGTCACTGCATAGATGTTGTTCCTCTCGCTTGCACTGCCAATCACGAAGTCTTTAATCAAGAACCTAGAATCACCAAAGGTATCTAGTGATTCCCACCCTTTGTTTAGGAAGTTATACACCAAGATCGCGTTATTCCCGTAGGAATCACCCGCACCCGGAACTGAATCTAGCGGAACAGCAAGGTAATACCTGTTCTCAAACAAGATTCCAACTGCTCTGTCAGAGTAGTCAGCGTTGATCCGGTCGATATACGGCTGAATGTTCTTGGAAAGCGGCTCTTCAGTGCCTCGCAGGTTGTAATCGTTAAGGAACTCGATCCCATAAACGCCATCGTCAGATAAGAACAGCATTGCATTGCCGCGCATGACAACAGACTTGCGAGCTAGACATCCAATCTCAGATGTAAGCTCCTTAACTGTGACATCCAGAAGGCTTCCCATCGTTCCCTTAACAAGATGAAGGCTGTTCCGGTTAAGAACAACCAACCCGTCGTCATAGAAGCCGTGCATTGCAACAACAAAGTCTGCTGTCCCACCACTGACACGGAATTGGTTCTCGATCTGGTCAAACGTAGTAGTGTCTAGAATATCTGATACGGATATTTCATCGGTAATCTTGCGACTAGTGTATACTGGCACATTGTAAGCCCCGGATTGGTCGTAATAGAACGGAACCCACAGCCTGCGTTGGAAATGGATACCCCACGGTGCGCCGGGCTGGTGCATAAAGCCACCGCCTACGCTAAATCTTCCACCGAACTCAAATGTATCAGCCGTAGTGTTTGTATTGTAATCTCCGACTGGCGCATACCACTTGATTGTGGTAGTTGTTGCCTCTACAACTTGATATTCTTTGCCAACCATTTCGGCAAAATCGGGAGTTGTTGCTTGACGAACAATAATAACATCTCCGACCTTAACTGTAACATTGCCAGTTACTGTTGCAGTTACGATTCCGCCGACCACATCTACGTATCTTTCCGTGATATTAAATGTCTGTGGCTGGGTATAAGCTCCACCTGGAGACAAGGTAAATCCATCAGTAACTGTAGCAACAGTAGCAACAAACGTCGTGCTAGTGGATATGTCAGCCGCTAGAAAGGTAAACGTGTCTTGGTCAACTACAGTGGCAACAGCGTAGTCTCCATCTGGGGGTGTTCCGCTAGTAAGCCCTGCAATTGTAATCGAGGTTCCCACTACTAGCCCGTGTTCTCTTAGGTTTACCGTGACAACAGTATTTGGGCTAGCCGTGGCATTTGAACTCGCAGAGATAATAGGCCTTCCGTTGGGAAACCACTCCAAGGCTTGTTGCCCTTCACGGAAGATCATTACCTTGTCGAACACTTGAATCATGTCAGTGTCAGCACCAATAGCGTCTCCAGCAGGATATGGGATGTCGGTAATCGCATAACCATCCAAGTCGATCTTCTTGGCAACAGTATCAAGGGCAATAATCACATACTCCTTGTTGCTATCGTTTGGATCGCTAAACAAGCAGGAAGCTCGGACGTTGGCCGCAGCGTCATCATTGATTGCCATCTGGGACAACGTGCCAACCTTGTCAGTAGGCGCGGTAGTCACCCCTGCAATCGTGTAGTCTAGTGTATTCGCATCAAAGTAGGTAAGCACAAAGCTACCGTTAAACGACGCATCAAGGCCAGCAATCGTGGCTAGTCCAGAACTTGCAGCGGCAAATCCGTGAGCCGTAACCGTAAGGCGCACTGTCCCCGTAACCGGAATTGTGACATTGCTAATTGTCTTTGACGCATCAATCAGCAGGAAGGGCAGCTGCAAGGGAGACCCTCCCGTAGTTAATGCACCTGTCCTACTCACCACGTTCTTACGGGGCTTCCAATACCCCTCCATGCGCCCATTCAGAGACTCCCTTACCTCACCCTCTTGGAGTTGGTTAAGTTGTTCTCTTTGGTTAACGCGCCCAAAGAAACGATCAGCGGTCTCGCCAATCGCAGAATCCATCGCGCTACCACTCTGGGCAAACTGGGACATTACGCGTAGTAAACAATCACCACACCGGATGTAAGAACCACGGAGCTAAAGTCACCACCAATACCCAAGCCCGCAGGAAGGGTAATGGTCTGCAACCTTGATGCACCAGTGATGCTCCCAGACGCACTAGCCACAGTAGCCAACACAGCGTCATTGACCACCTGAATCCAGCGGATCTTGCCAGTGTAAGTAGTTGCCGCAGTGGAAAGCACAATGCCTCCACCTTGACCTTGTAAATCCCAGCTAATTGGACTCGCCATAAATGTATTGACTAGATGTTAATTTAGAGTATTATTGCGCCGACACAACGGAATTAGTCCGAGGCGTCGGCAACCTCAAACATGTATCAGCATGCAAGAAGCTACACAACAAGTATTTGATTTTAACGTCCCTGTCAACCATTTTGTTTTAAGTCACAAAAGGTGGGACACACGAGCCGATGGGAAAGTCTTTTGGCAATATACAGCAAAAATAAAAAACGGTGAGGCGTGGATCACTTTAGACTCAGCAATTAGGCGAAATGAATCTGTAAAGAAAGCTGCAAGTAAGCAGCGATTGAAAAATCCAGAGAAGCATAAATTTCAAAACGAACAATGGCGCACAAAGAATAGGGAGAAGCATCGCCAGAACGCTAGGGATTATTACCAAAATAATAAATCTCATGCCAATGAAGTTAAGCGCAAAAGGCGTATGGAAAGAAGGAATTCAGATCCTTTCTACGCATTCATGGAGGGCGTAAGATCGCAAATCAATCGAGCGTTTAGAAACAAAAACTATTCAAAAAGCTCTAAAACCAAAGATATTCTTGGGTGTGGGTGGGACGAGCTAAGCCGCCATATAGAATCTCAATTTGTTTCCGGCATGGGATGGTTTAATCGCAGTAAATGGCATGTGGATCACATCATTCCACTTGCATCCGCTAAAACAATGGATGACGTTGTGCGCCTAAACCACTATACGAATCTGCAACCGTTGTGGGCAATGGACAACCTCAAGAAAGGGGCCATAATGCCAGCGATCATTTAGCACATATCGTAAAGTGTGATACCATACACAAAAATGGACGCTTAACGTCATATCCTGCACACCACAGCACACGGCCCCCTTTAGCCATTTTTTAAAATTGAAGCGGCTATAAACAGTAACAGGCCCCGTTGGCGAAAAATTGTCGGGCAACCTTATCGCTCAGGCTTTTTCCCTGACCACTGGATGCGACTCCCCCCGCCCCCCTATTGCACACATCTTGCATTAGCAACGTGAGAATCCCAACACTCGTTTGAATCCATCGTTCAATTGAAACATCCGTTTGAATACGCGCCGGTTAATCCTTAGTGCCTGGCTAATGTATTGCGCCATCTTAAACGATCGTTTGAATCATCCGTTGGCCTAGCTTGTCGCATGTAGCTTGCACCTGCTTATTTGTTGCGCTTGTGAATCGCCGTGCCAAGTGACCTGATAGAGAGATGATAGATCAAAATCGCTTTGAATCGTTTGCCCTTGCCATAGTCCCATATTCACGCCGGACGCGCCACAAGCCATCCTCGCGCCATGTCAGCGGAATGTTCATAAGTGCAAGAAGCTTGACACGTTTTGAAATACCTGATTAAAATCCCGCCGGAGGCAAGAGACGGAGTCGATTCTGAACCTGCTAGTGTGCGCGTTGAAGATATCCCTTGGCTTGTGGGAATGGGTTTTGCGGTGATTGCTCCTATCCTTGCTTGCTCTTCCTTCCTTCCTCCTGAGATTTGACAATAACCCATCAACTAGCCACTAGGTGATGTAGAGCTTGGATTTCTTCCGGCATGGCTGATCGCTGCCGGTGTAATTAGGAGCCGTTATTTGGCCTGCGATCCGGCTCGTTTGCTTGTCATCCTGCTTTCCCGGTGATTGGCAATCCCTTGTATTTCCTAGGTTTGCGGCTCGTCCTGAAAGTATTTTCACTTTTTGGAAACTATTTATCGACAATGGGAATCCGGTTGGATAGTGTCTTCTCAGTTGCACGACGCGACACCACACCACACCACACACACACACGATGACAAACGTAAAAACAGAAGGGAAAACTCCACAAGGCGCACCATTCGCCATCATTGCTTACTGGGAGGGAAACAAGCACATTGCTTCAAGTTTAAACTTTGAGCCGTTTGACGAGCTAGGAAGCTTTTCTTTCCCAGTGTCAACTGCCAGGAATGGTGATTTGTTCCATGCCGTTCGAATGGGGCAGCCCTACCGCCAATTTCTCCGCTGCTAATCCTCACAAGCGGTTCCACCCCGCTTCACACACACACACACACACGAAACCACGCTATGATGACACAAGAAATCACAACAGCCGCCATTTACGCGCCCGGCAAGGCAATCTTCGCAACGTGCCTTCTGGACCTCACAAGCAAGGCATGGGACCTTGGCATTAATCTCACGGGAGCCGATATCCGCAATGCACGGCCAGCCGATACTGGCGGGATATGGGTTGAAGGTGCTTGTGAGGATAAGCACTATGACGCAACGGGACGGATTGACAATTGAACCTTAAAAGCGGTTCCACCCCGCTTCACCCACACACACGCACACAAATGCATCCCTATACGATACAGCGGCGCAATGCCGAAAACCTACAGATTCAGACGTTGAAAAACGGAATCTATTCCCGCACGTTTGAGACGGAACGGATGGCAATTGCCGTATCGAATGAATTCGAGCGAATCAAATCAAGCAGCTCTGACGAATGCTATCAATCAGCCGTCATGTATCTAATTGATAAATTCAGGCTTTCACGCTAATCCCCGCTTCACCCACACACACACCACACACACCACGATGAAAACCAATTACTATTCCAATGATCCAAAATGGATTTCCGCAAAATTCGACTCAACCTGCGCCTGCTGTAAGGGCAAAGTGAAACGTGGCGATCAAGTCTTTTACAATCCGTCCGCGAAATCAGTTTCTTGCAACGCTGAGGACTGCGGAAAGCAGGAAAGCAGAGACTTTGACGCTGCCAAATTTGACGAATGCCAATACGGCGGAAATTTCTGACCAAGCACACCACACACACGAAACGATGAAAACAAAACACGAAAAAGCCGAATCAGTATTGAACCATAAAAACTGGACTGGTCTTTCACTGGCCGAGCTAGTTGACGCCGGGAGGATTTCGCCAAGCGAACACAAGGTGATCTGGTCGTTCACGACGGCCACGCTTGGAGATCCTGCCGATATGGCCGAATGGCAGGAAATGAGAAAAGTGGACAAGCTGGTCACAGAGAAGCTGATTGCATTGGAAGGGGGGGCAAAGTGAATCCCTCAAGCAAAGCCGGGCAAATCGCCATGTGCTACGATGCGAGCCGTCACGCCACAATTCAAGGCATGGCCAAATTCATTGCCGGACTAAATGCCGAAAGGTCCGTGCTTGTCTCTAAATGGCGGGAGAATGGCAAAGCTGATTCCGACTGGTTGGCTGTTGACGAGCTGGACAAGGTGATCGACTCTCAAGAGGACGTATTAATGAGCTTAGAAGGGGGGGTAAAGTGAATTCTTCCATCTTCATCATTCCTGCCGTGTTCCTTGTCGCAATGGTCGCAATCTTCGGCTGGCGTAAAGCACCGGGGATTTTCCTTGGAATACTCGCCGCTTGTGCCGTCATTTACGCTACCGCCGCAATTGTTCACGCTTGAACCTATGAACGAAAAACCAATAAACACCTGCCCCTGCTGTGGGGAGATCAAAGGCCTTTACCTTATTAAGACGGGGGACGGGCGCGAGTGGTTTAATGCCGCTTGCAAGCCTTGCTCAATGGCAATGGACGAACTGGACCGCTGGACGTTCTTTCCCTATCTCAAATAATCCAAAAATAATCTTGATTGCCGGCATTTAGTCGGCATTCTCTTAACAAGACAAGCGTGACCCGCGAAGCAGGGCGAAACAGAGGACCCCAGATAAACAGGCGCGGCCCGCGACGCAGGGCAAACATCACACATCAAATAATCAAACTATGAAAACACTGACCACCATCACCTGCATCGCCGGAAACACTGAGCGTCAACACTCGTTCATCCGCGCATATTCTGCGAAAAAGCCGACCTACGCTGGAGCCGCCCGCATGGTCGCCGCCAAGCTCAATGCTGACAACGACTCAAACGGCGAATATCCAATGCTGAAGCCGTCCGACATCAGCGTGTCGCGCATCGAATTTTGCGATTACCAGACAAGATAATCCACTGCCCAAAAAACAAACAAAACGAAACATGACACACACACACACACCTGGACCTTGGCACATTGGAAAACGGGCGATCCTTGGCTTTTTCAATGATGACGAGGAAAACCAAGCGAACCTTAACCTGATTTCCGCCGCGCCGGAATTGCTGGAGGCTTTGCAAATGCTCTTGCCACAGGAACCACGGGACCCCGACAGCTACGACCGTGCAATGTGGGACAATGCTCGCGCTGCAATCGCAAAGGCAATCGGAAAGGGGGAGGCATGAAATTTGCCTGCTCACGATGCGGGAGTCGGAACTGGCCCGATCCTGACAGTTCTTGCCCGCTCTGCAATGACGAGAGGGAAGAACCCGCCGAAGCCCTTGGCGACCTTTTAGAGGCGCAAGAACAGGCCATTGAGAGGTTTACCCGCGATGGATGCAGGCTTCTTTCAGCCCTCAGATGGTGGCGATCAATAGACAAGCAGACTGACGAGGACCAAACGCCGGAAACGATGGCTGAAAGGCTGGCTTGGTTGCACAGCGAGGCTTGCCGGGACGCATGGGAAGACATGGAACAGTCACCTTCGCATTTTGCATGGGCGGACGCTTGCGCCCTCGCAGGCTTTGACATGGCAAAACACTACAGAAAAACAAACCAATAGAAAACAAAACGAAATGAGAATACACAAATCAGAGAGCGTTAACCAATACGGACAGGGAGACTCAACCGTCTGCGTGACCCGTGCGGCATGGCGAAGGGAACACGGCGTTACGAAAAAATATGCCACGCTATTCATCGGCGGTGCATACGGTGAGGTGAGCCGGAAGTTTGCTGCTGGCATCCTGCGCCAGTTCCGCAAGGACAAGGCCGAGAGGAGGACGAAATGATCGTGGATTTTGACCTCCTCGTCAGGGAAACTGCGGACGTTTTCGGAGTTACTCCCGAGGACATATTAGGACCGAAACGGACAAAGCACGTTTCAATGGCTCGGCACGTCGTCATGGCCTGCTGGGCCGACCATCACCCTTACCAAGACACGGCGGATAGGTGCAACCGGACCTGTCACAGCACGGTAATCTGGGCGCGGCAAAGAATCTTGAACGAGGCCGAAATGGACGTTTCATTCGCCAAGATGCTCGCCGCTATCTCCAACCGCTGCCAATACGGGGCGGAACCCGAAGAAAAAGAGAAACAAATTGAAATTTGCGCTTGAACCTGGCTTGAACCCGGCTAAAACGAACACGCATTCAGCAACAAACAAAACGAAAATATGAAAATTACCATCGAACCAACAGAAAACCATGGCCGCAGAATCGTCTGGCAAAGCCCCAAGGTTGAAATCTGGATTCCGGGAGACGATCACACACTAGAAGAGGTTGTTGAGCATCTCGTCGTCCCTGCTCTGAGGGCTTTCGGATACGGCGTCTCGGAAGGACAAATCGTGGTTAACGAATACGAAGCGTAACCCATCAGCACAAACAAAACGAAAACATGACAACAACAACGAAAACAATTAGCGTTGAAACGCTGAATGAATGGATTGATTATGACCCGGAAACAGGAGAATTTTCATGGTTGAAGTCGCCCCACCATCTTATTAGTGCCGGGGATAGGGCGGGCGGTTACGAAAAAAGAGGCTACAGAATTCTTCGCGTCAGGAAAAAAGCGATCAAGGGCCATCGAGCCGCTTGGGCGATTACTCACGGATACTTTCCGACGTTGGAAATTGACCACATAGACAATAATCCAAGCAACAACCGAATAGGTAATCTGCGAGAAGTGGACAGAGGCAAGAACCAAATGAACGCCAAGACGCCTAAAAACAACTCTTCAGGAGTAAAGGGCGTTAGTTTCTGCAATCCCAAAGCAAAGTGGGTTGCGGCCATCGGAATAAACAAGAAAAAAATCTGCATTGGCCACTTCGATTTATTTGAAGACGCAGTTGCAGCTAGGAAAGAAAAAGAAAAAGAAATACACGGGGAATACGCACTTAAAAACTAAAAACACAAAATTATGAACGAGCAAAACGAGAAAAATTACGCATTAAGCACAGTTGACGCAGACACAAGGGCGTTTGAATTAGTTCAAAGACAGGCAAAAATGCTTTCATCCTCCACATTAGTGCCTAAAGATTTCGCTGGCAACATCGCCAATTGCGCCATAGCGATCAATATCTCCAAGCGCACTAGGCTTGATTGTTTGATGGTTTGTCAAAACCTCGCCATTATCCACGGACGGCCAAGCTGGAGCGCAACGGCATTGATCGGAATGATTAACGCATCCGGCAAGTTCTCGCCATTGCGTTTCGTGATGGATAACGATGATGCCCCTTCGTCCTGCTACGCTGTTGCAAAGGACAAAGACAGCGGCGAGGAGCTAAAAGGCGAGAAAATCACGCTCGAAATGGCCAAGAAAGAAGGCTGGTCAACTAAGAACGGCTCGAAATGGCTCACGATGCCGGGGCAGATGCTCCGATACCGTGCAGCCAGCTTCTGGAGCCGCGCTTACGCCTCCGATATGAGCTTGGGCATGTATACGCAAGACGAGGTGCGAGACTTCGCGGAACCGCCGCGCAATGTCACTCCGGTAAAGGTCAACCCGTTCATCGAGGAACCCGTCGAAACGATGGAAATCGAGGCGGAAATCGTTCAGCCTGTCGAGGTCGAAGTTATTCCCGAAACAAAGAAGCAGCCAGTAAAGGCCCACGTTGACAAGATCGCGCAGGCTTTTGAAGCTATGGCGAAGGAGGTGGAGCCGTGAGAGTTACACACACACCGTTTAAGACAAGAACCCGCGCAATCGGAAGCGATCTTGAAATGACAATCGCATTGCTTGGCGCACTCAGGAACCCGAAACAAAGCAAACTCAGCAAACTAGGCAAGATTGCCACAACCCTCACAAAGCTGTTTAAATGAAAGTGTATGCCGCGCATTACGAATCACCTTGCAATTTATTCAAGGGGACTCTTCACATCAAAGCCGAAGACCACAAGGAAGCAATGTCTAAATTCTTCAAGTGGGTTCAGACAAAAGAAGTTTGGGGCCATTTATGGAAAATTAACGTAAGCATTCAAGAAGTAGAGCAAATCGAAACAATATGAAAATCGAACAAGGACTAGGCAAAACGTATTACGAGCGGTCAGCGACCCCTTCAGACCCCAAGGCGGGGCCAGTGTCGAAGTCTCTACTCTGGGATTTTAACACAAGCCCTTTCAAGTGGCGGCACAGCAAACCAAGGGAGGCATCGAAGGCAATGGATCTGGGGACGCTCATCCACGCCGCAACGCTGGAGCCTGAGACGGTGGAAGACCTTATCGCAATCTCTCCCTACGCCGACTTCCGCACAAAAGAAGCCCGCGAGTGGAAGGCCGATCAGGCCGAGTCAGGCAAGATCATCACGTCACGGGATGAAATCGACAAAGCCCTCTCCATTGCTGAGACTGTCACGGATGAATACCACTTGCAATTCGATGCCCGATACAAAACCGAGGTAGCTGTTTTTGGGAAGATCGGGGCGACGGAAATCAAAGGCCTCATCGACATCGTGCCGGATGGCCTGGATTGCCTGATGGATCTCAAGACGACCGGAGAGATTGGGAGCCTAGAATCCCTCCAGCGCGTCATCGTCAACCGGGGCTATCACTGGCAAGCGGCACTCTACCTTGACCTCTGGAATGCGGCGGCAAACGAGAAGCGGACACGGTTTATCTTCTGCTTCGTGGAAGTGGACGCGCCGCATGAAACCGCATGGGTAGAATTATCCGAGAATTTGCTTGAACTCGGTCGAGCAGGATATATGAACGCCCTAGCCAAGTGGCAAACCTGCGTTTTCACGAACCACTGGCCCAAGCAAATTGAAGGAATCGCATTAATCGAAACACCAAAATACATACAACAATGAAACAAACAATTGATATCAGCATTGACGTTAGCAAGATCGACAAGACGGCTCTTTACGAGTCACCAAAGACAGGGAAGAAATACTTGAGTATGTCCCTACTTATTCGGGAGGAGAAAGACAAATACGGGAACGACGGCTTCATCGTCCAGAAGATCAGCCAAGCGCGGAAAGCTGCTGGTGAGCGCGGGGCAATTCTTGGCAATGGCAAAATCATGGACTGGGACGCCCCAAAGCAAAGCACACACGGAGAGGCGAAGTCCAACGGATACGCTCCTCAAGCAAATGCTCAGGACGATGACGATTCGGATTGCATCCCTTTTTAGACCACCCACATGGAAATTGAAATCCTAACGCCAGTGGACGCGCACAAAAGCGGCTACCTGTCATTGACTACACCTTACAACCAAGAAAACCCTCAAGAGGCCCAGTGGATGCGAACGGTGTTGCACGACCTCAAGGGTTGCAAAATCGTTCTAGTCGAAGTGGTTGGTGGCCTTGAGGTAGCGCGTCACAAATCCGAAATGATCCTCGCAGGACAACGAGTATGAGCGACCTATTCCCAGAAACAGGAGGCGACCTATCTCCCCGGCTTAAGTGGCAAGAGGAGAAGCGAATCAAGACGCTAAGACGAGCAGACGGGAAGTGGGTCGCGTTCAAGTCCGAGACTAGCCATAGCTACACCGACGAGGTTGAGCTAGACGCAGTGATCGGACTCGCAAAGAAACTAAAACTTAAACTTTGGAATGAATGAGTTGGCTTTATTCGCAGGTGCTGGTGGAGGAATTCTTGGAGGAAAACTCCTTGGATGGAGAACAATATGTGCGGTTGAGTGGGAACCATACCCAGCAAGCGTATTGCTCGCTAGACAAAATGACGGTATGCTCCCGGCTTTCCCGATTTGGGATGACGTTCAAACCTTTGACGGAAAGCCTTGGAGCGGACTTGTTGATGTGGTATCTGGCGGATTCCCGTGCCAAGACATTTCATGCGCCGGAAAAGGAGCCGGAATCGAAGGCGAGCGAAGCGGTATGTGGAAACACATGGCGCGAATCATCGGTGAAGTTCGACCTCGATACGCTTTCGTGGAAAACTCACCAATGCTTGTTCGCAGAGGACTTAGCACCGTCCTCAGTGATCTTGCCAAGATGGGGTATGATGCGAGATGGGGAGTGCTTTCAGCAGCCTCCGTTGGAGCCAATCACAAAAGGGATAGGATTTGGGTTGTTGCTACCAACCCCAACTTGCCACAACGCAAAAGAAGGGAATTATCCAGCAGAAATGAACCGAAATACCCCTCTTCTGGCGACTCACGTTGGTGGAAAGATTCATCCAGAATTCACAGAATGGATGATGGGGTGGCCGCTAGAATGGACAGACTTAAAGCCATCGGAAACGGACAAGTCCCTCTTTGCGCCGCTACAGCATGGAGATTGCTAACTCAAGAATTATGAAATACCAAACCACAATCGGAATAGACCCAGGAACCAATGGAGGAATCGCACTCATTGACGAAAGAGGAAATGCACATGCACACAAAATGCCGGATACTTTGCAGGACTTGTTTGAATTACTCAATTCTTACAGCGTGGGTTGCGATGGAAATTGCAGAGCTTATCTGGAACAAGTCCACAGCAGTCCTCAGATGGGTGTTAAATCGGCCTTTACCTTTGGGAATGGCTTCGGTCATCTCGAAATGGCTCTCACAGCAGCGGGAATCCCCTTTGAACGAGTCAGGCCGCAAGTCTGGCAAAAGGCAATGGGGTGCATGACGAAGGGCGACAAGAACGTGAGCAAAAGACGCTCGCAGGAATTGTTCCCACAAATCAAGGTCACTCACGCAATTGCTGACGCATTACTAATCGCCTCATACGGGGCAAAACAATAAACGAAATGACACTCAACGCAGACAACTGGACCGTTATG